AACTAATCAAATTGCTTCCGTAGGAGAGCATCATGGCAGATTCCGGCCTCGTACAAATGTCATCACAGTTTGGTGGTCTACCAATGGAACAACTCATTGGTGGTCCGCTTAAAGCAGCCTGTAACGCACAAACCCTACTGGCTAAGGCATCCAGCGACTTCATCAAAGATGTTGGCTTGAATGACGATGGCAAGGGCAACATGGCTGCACGGACTGTGGACTTTTCGTTCAACAAGCCTGTACAAGACGCTGCCGGAAACACGACCATGCAAAAGGTGGACCTTCAGGTTCCACTGCTCGCAATCATCAATACACCAAGCTTGTCAGTCAAAGAAGCTGAAGTACGCTTCACCATGGAAGTAAAATCTTCTACGTCAAGCAAACAGACTTCAGATAGCAAGGCCGACCTTACAGCCAAGGCTAAGTACAATGCTGGTCTGTTCTCCTGCGAAGTAACTGTGCATGGTTCTGTGGCTAATCACAGCGAGAACACACGCAGCAGCGACAACAGTGCCAAGTACGACGTAAAGGTCGTTGCCCGCGACGACGGACCACCAGAAGGCTTGAGCCGCGTTCTGGATATGTTCAATGATGCTATTGCACCTACTCAGGGCGCTACACCAGTTAAGAAAACCTGATCTTCCCCTGGCCCCCCGTCACCCACATCGTCTGTCCCATCTCGGGGCGTGAGCATGGGCGATTCCTACCGGGTGCGGGGGGTCAGTTTACATTTTCAACTGTAAGCGTTATCAGTGAATGAATCCACCTTTTTTGGTGTTGTTCAAATTTTGGGCTCAGATGGTCTGAGTCTGATTTCACTCGTGGATTAAAGCTGAGCCCATCTGAGAGTCACGACTCAGATGGGTTTATTTTTTCTATCGTTTCGACGATTTGAATATCCACCATACCTTCATCACTGCAGTCCTGTACCTCAAAAACGGTTTCGTCAGGCAGGCCGTCAACGTTCTCTAAGAAGTCCATGCTGGCGGTGCGTAACCGCCCCTCTGATCCTTCGTCAGAACAAATCGGAGTCAATGTAACCACGGTCTTTTTGGTTGCTTTCAAGGTAGCAACAGCAATAGGATCAGGGTTGACCACTGGTGGCTCAACAACCTGTTCGACCGGTTTTTCTTTTTTACTTCGAGATTTACCGTCGCCATCCACAACAAAACTAAGCCCTGCTGGTACGACAACAAACGTGCCGAAAAACATTAGAGCAAGGCCAATCATTTTTGTTCAGTGATCTCAAACAGTTCATCGATACGTTTTTTCATACGCTTGATCTGACGCTCAACGTCTTCGCCGTCAAAGTCTGCAGAAATCATCGAAGTCTTTTTCTGCACTGCACTCAGTTTTGATTTTACTTCGTCCAACTCGGCCTGCATCTTGGCGCTTGCGGCCTTGCAAGGTGGCGGCTGTTCTCCCTCCATTCCTTGTGACTGCGCTTCCATTTTAAGCTTCTGCATTTCTTGTTCGTGCTTTTGCTCTGCTCGCTCACGATAAAAGTTCCAGGCTTTCGAACCACCAGCTACAGCCATACCAGCAAGAGCAATGGCGACCATTGGTGCGTAGTCTCCACCCAATGATTTAGCTGCGTCCGCAGCGGCCGTAATGTCTTGAGATACACCAACTGATTCAACCAAATCGTTCACAGCAGCGGGTGCCGCAACAGTCTCTACGGGTGCCGGTGGTGGCGCAGGTGTAGGCGCAGGCTCTGATACTGGTGCCGGTGGGGGCTCTGGTGCAGGGGCAGGGGCAGCATCTTCAACTTTTGTTTCTTGTGCCATGGGTTTAGTTTCCTTCTCAACAGGTTTTTCGTCGTAGATTCGAATCGGTGATCCTAATTCAAGCTTACAATCAGATCCTTCTTTGACCACGCATTCCATATCAGCCTACTTGTTCCTGTCTAAAATACGATCTAATTTAGCCACAATATCGTTGTGTACTTTTGTGCGTGTAATCAAAAAATCTTTGGACTGGCTATCGGCAGTGTCTCGATACTCTTTGATGACTCGATCGTAACGCTCACGCATCTTTTCAGACCGAGACTCATACTCTTTACGGATCTCATCCAGTTGCTCTTGAAAGCCTTCTACAAGCTTATCAAGCCGTTTCTGCATAGCCATGAACTGATACACCAGAAACGCTGCGAAAACGCCTAAGTGACCCCCTGATAGCAGTGTGTCTACCAGGGCCTCCATCAAAACTCCGGTTCGTCGATCAGAGTGTAGGTAAAAGAGTTGCCCCACTTTTCTCGGGCCGCGTAGCAAATCGACATGAACTCTTCAAAGTCTTTGCTGTGACTGAATACTTGGCAACCAGCAGACCACTTGTCTACTTGCGTCGACGCTGATCCCGCTTTGTGGATATTGATTCCATAATAGCCTTCAGTAATAGACTGTACGTCAAGGTCAATAACGTCGTCTTTATTGCTATCCCGGTAAGTTTTGACCGTACCGTTCCTCTGACAGAGCGCATCATACTTTCCTTGGTGCTTATCAATCTTCCAAACAGACCGATATTGTCCAGGTACAAGAATAGCAGTTCCTTCAACACGAGAGGGATTTTCCAACCAGTAGTTTCCAGGCTCAGTCGTACACTCCCATGTTCGTGTAATCCAACCCTGCTCATCCTTGAACACAACACAGATACGGTCATCAAAGCTGTTGGCTTTATGATTCCGGCTACGTATGCCTATGATGTTTAGGTTGTACTCACCTGACTCAAATACAGCGTGACCAAGAGATTCAACATAATCTAAAATAAGTGGGCGCATTTTATGAATTACACTCTGCGTTGGTGGCTTGGCAGATTTGGGCAATGTTGATTGCTTGTTTTTGTTGGTTCTCCAGCATCTTTTGAACAATCTCTTCCATTTTGTCCAAGCGTTGCTCAATGCCTTCAATCTTAACGTCAACAACTTCTTGCTTCCCAACACTTACGTCTTTACGCGACTCTAAAGCACTTAAACGGCTACCTAACTCATCGACCTCTTGTGCAGATGACTCAAAAGATGCAAACGAAATACCGGCAGCAAAAACTATAGTTAAAGCAGGTACAGCAATATCCTTGAGTTCCATTGTAACCTCAACTAATCAGAATCAGTACAACTATAAGACCCGAGAAGCTTATCCGTCAACTTAGACGGTTCACATCGTTGCTTATCTGTTTCACCAGTACGAATACACAAAGCCCACATACATTGCAATGACATAGGGTCACCGCCTACTTCTTTAATACAAGGTGGAGGCATATCTGTAAGTTTGTTGGCTATAGCGGTCTCCCTTTTTGCCTCTTCGACCGCTACTTCTTGTACTTTAGTGACCAGCGCTTCATTACCACTATTCAGTTCTTGAATCGCTTCTGTTTGTGCTTCGATGGCTTTCACGCCAGCATCAGGCTTAAGGCCCCAACCAGCGCCAAATCCGACACCAAGAGACGCTAAAACGGCAATCGTTGTAAGTGTAATCGGTTCCATTTTTGTCATTCCTGCACCAATATCAATGTCGACCATCGCGCAACTTCAAACAAATCAAACAGCACTGCTTCAACAAGCAATGATCGACGTGATGATAGTAAGTTATTTTTTGGTTGATGCACGTTTTTTAGCAGGCGCTTTTTTTGCGGGTGCTTTTTTTGCGGGTGCTTTTTTGGTAGGCGCTTTTTTCAACTCTTGCATTTCAGTTTGCAGCGCATCAATAGTTGCTTGCATTTCATTACACAAACGAAGAGACTGATTCAACAATTGTTTATGATTGGCAAATTTTAGTTGTGCTTCATTACGAATAGCAGAAATTTTTGAAATATACATATATCACCTAAGTTGAAATTATAGTTACTTTAACATCTGCTGTTGGAGAATCATCGCCAGCAACAGCCGCTGTTTGAACAGCCCAAAAACTCAGTCCATTTGAGAACGCCCAACCACTACTTATAATGTATGTTGTCACCTCTCCGATAGGAGCGTACAACACCAATTCTGGTGTGGAACTGCTTCCACCTCCACCGGTAACGCTTGTGGATGCATCAATAATCTTTACGTAGCATGCCGGTTCAGCAGTCGTAGGTGTACCAGCCGTGGCGTCAATCTGAACCATGTACATCGATCCAGCAGCAGAAGTTGTATTTGTAGATGCAGTGGTATCAGCATCTTCATCGATTACCAACTTACCGGCAAGGTCACCCAAAACGCTTGTTAGTACTACTGCCATTTTAACCTGTCACAATCGTTACTTGAACGGCTTCGTTACCGCTAACGCTCGGTGTAGTGTTGTTATTTTCTGCTGCAGTTTCTGTAGCCCAACAAGACAGTGCTTTGAAAGAAACGCCGCCTGGAATCTCGTAAGTATAGGTAGATGCCGCTGGACATGAAAATACCCAATCAGGTGCAGTCGATCCAGACGTTGCCGTAAAAGCGTTTGCAATCTTAATAAAAACTGCCGCGTCGTTCGAGTTTTCTATTTTCACAGAGTACAAAACGCCTGGACCACTAGTCAGATTAGAGGTCACAGTGTTTGTGATCTGTGAGTTGTACGCAATTTTGAACGAAGTCGCGTCATCAAATTTTGTTGTTACAAACGCCATTTAATTGCTTATCTCAGTCGCCAGTTGTAGCCACGGCTTTCTTTTCGGCTGCGTCCACATAGCCTTGGCCGAGAATGTAAGAGACACAAACACCAGCGGTCAGCTTGAGCGCTTCGCCAAGTGCAATGTCTTCACTCAAAAATGCCAACACTGGAGGCAAAAGTGCTCCAAGAAATGCGGCCCAAAACTTACGTGATGAGAGTTTAATCTTCAAAGTTTCCATGGTGTCTCCTTTGGATCATCCAGTAGAAGGGCTATCGCCAGTAACGTATGTAGGCAAAAAGCCATCAGGTGCAAAGTTTACTCGATACCATATTTTCCAAGTTGTATCTGTATCCGTAGCCCCGCCTGGAGCACTACCACTATAAAATGTGGGGCAGAAAAAGATATACACTGGATCGGTACCAACATATTCGTGTACTTGTTTTGTTGGGTCTACTGAATCCAAAACACGATTGTTTGCATCGAGATTGTAAACCGCCGTTTTGTGAATCATCGGGTTTCCGTCTGCATCACCATCATCAATTGCTGGTCCAATCCAACAATACGCTCGACGACAGTTCGCTTCAGTTTCTGTGCTGATTGCTGTGTCACCACCTACCTGAACACGCACAGCTTCATTCGAAGCAATATTGTTGTAGCAGCCCATGCCAACCCACTCTACATCACTTGTGTCAGTTGTGCAGGAAGAGTCTGCAATGCCAACGACAACACCTGCCCCTTCTTGGTTACCACTGCCGCTATTAGCCCCTACAGCATGTCGCCAAACCAAAAACTCAATACTAAATTTATCAGCAAAAGTAAGAGGACCGTTTGGTCCTTCAATTTTTCTATAGTATCGTTTCCCGTTTTGGCTCGATTGATTCCATCTTTCTGCATTGTTGTCCAACTCCAGTTGAACTCTGATACCGTCACCACTCACAGTAAGCGCGTTTACAGTGCCTGTGGAACCAGGGTCAGCGCCCGTCCACGAAGCAGACGTAGGATCAAGAGAGATCCAACGACTAATATTGTCGTTTTGTAGATTATCGAGATTACCAACACTTAAGTTTTTTTGTATTGGTCCTGGTATTCGTCCACGTCTATTCATAATCAAGCATCATCAATGAGGTTAATGTATCCATGAACGTTGACTTTGTTGGCTGTTGTCGACGCACCTGTGATCGTGTTTGGTCCACTAGCACCTTGAAAGGTCCAGCCAGGAACAGCAAGAACCGTAGTTTCTGCAGGCACCTTGACGATTACCTTGTTTACATCACTTGTCCCACCAAACGTTAATGTCACAACTTCTTGAGTGGTGTTGATGTTGGAAAGCCAAATGTAGACCTCTTCAAAATCGGCAGTAGTAGTTGTAATGGT